CTGTGCGGGAATTATACTATTGTATTTACCTTTAAGCACTCCGATAACGAACCCATTTGTTAGGTTAAACTAGCAAATGCACCCACACCAAATATGAAAGAAAACATTCAATCAAATAAGGTAGCCCATTCCAATTCTTGTAAAAAAGAAAATAATGGGTGGGTAAAACATGAGACAGTTGCAACTCTAAGCAGCAGATCAAAGTCACATCTTGATAAAAGATTGCGATTTCAGATCGACGGATTCGTTTTTGCTCTGAATACATTCTTACGAGTGTATAATGTGCATTGTGAATCTACAAGACTTTTTCACCATTTAACTTTTCAGATGGAGAATAGTCCGATAGACCAATTAGCGTCTCTTTTCAAGTTATCCTTGAGTACTTTCTTTTCAAAAGAAATGAATCAAGATTTACCTGAAGAGAGTGAGCGAGCGGTTTCTCTTTTTCCTAAGCCTATTTTACGACGAATTCGTCGGCTTTATTCAAATAATCATAGAAAGATTAAAATCCTTTGGGATTTAATGCAATCTAAAGTTCTTTGTAATGAAGTTGATGAATCTATGGTTCAAAAGACTTATGAAAAACACAGGAAAGTACTAGCTACTGTAGCTAGTACACCGCAACCTGTTCTATCACACTTAAGACAATACGCGAGAGAATTTGCTACAGAAGTAGGCAAATTGTATACAAATAAGACCTATCTAGCTCCTTTAAAAGGATATTTAGACTGGCCTAGATCAAAGGGTGGTTGTAGAAGTGCACTTGAATCCCGGTTAAAATTTTCCGGAGGTTTAAGACGCCTAACTACAAAAACTCGAATTGATCCTGTTTGTATTTTCTTTAATGGACCTCCTGGTCTTGGCAAATCGTTTTTGTGTTCAAAAATTATTCAGAAATTGAGTAAATTATTTGGATACAATTATACGAATTGTTACCAGAGATCAATCGCAACAGAACATTGGGATGGATATAAAAACCAACTTATTTGTCAAATAGACGATGTATTTACAAAGTCTGATGATGAAAAAGATTGTTCTCAAATCATCCAAATTTGTTCTAATGCAGATTGTGTTTTACCTATGGCAGATTTAAAAGAAAAAGGTAGGAAATTCAGTTCTGAATTCTTAGTTCTTTCTACTAATTCTAAAGCCAATATAGGTGTTCGCACCATTAATATACAAGAAGCCATCCTTCGAAGACTTTCTCCCTCGTACCATCTTAAGGCCTTCGACAAGAAGACAAAATTATATACAATAGGGATCGAAGACCCAGTGAAGAATTGGAAAGAAATGACCGTTCTTCACTTGGATCAATATGATCTCATAAAGTATGTAATTGACAACGCAATCACAACGTATTTTGAACGTGTGGATTCTCTTTGTAAAATCGATGAGGTTGATTACTTGAATGTTTTTCAACCTATTACTAATGCTCCAATAGGAGAGTATGGCTATGGATATCAATATCCTAGTCTTCCTCCTAATGAGTTGCCTAAGTGTAAAACTCAGGCAGTTTTGGAACCATTAAAAGTTCGAATGATTACAAAGGGTGAACCAGATACCTGGATTCTAAAACCTTTACAGAAAGCTATGTTTGAAGCATTAAAGAAATTTGATGTTTTTTCATTAACTTCTGGTAAACATATAGATTTATTTAAAATTAATTTAAATAAACCCTATCTTGTTTCAGGTGATTATGAAGCAGCTACTGATAATCTTCACATGGACATTATGGAAACGGTTGTGAGTGAACTTGTAAAAGTTCTCCCACAAAATTTGCGACCTTGGGTTATCCGTGAATCTGCGAATCATGTCATAAAGTATCCTGAATCAACAGGACTTAGTGATTTATTGCAGACAAATGGACAACTTATGGGAAGTTTACTTTCGTTTCCTATATTGTGTATTGCGAATGCTTGCACTGTTGGTATTGTACAAAAAGCCGAATCATTACATGATATTAAGGCTCTTATAAATGGAGATGATATTCTCTTTGCGGACTTTACGTCTAAGATTAATTCTTGGAAACGTATTGCTTCATCAATGGGATTAAAACCATCCATAGGTAAGAACTATATCAGTTCTGATTGGTGTACCATAAACTCTCAACTCTGTGTCCGAAAAGGCTCAGAGTGGAAAGTGTTACCAACAGGCAAGTTTAATTGTCTTTGTCGAAAGCCAGATGACCCTTTAACAATTACTACAGCTTTAAGTGTTTTTCCTAAACCTTTAGTAGTCTCAATGGCTAAAAGCCAATTGAAAAAGACTCCTCGATCGGTTGATATTTCAACGGATTTTGGAGGTCTTGGACTAGTAAATTCTAGAAAACCCACTAAATCAGATATGGAAATTTATCTTTTCGAAGTTCTAAATAGAAGAGTTCAAATTGAACTCTACTTAGAAGATCGTGCTCTTATTAGAGCACCCCGAGAAATAATCTTTCCTTATCTAAAGGTAGATTTGTTAAAGGAAGCCATCCGTGCTGGACAATTCCCCCCCCCAAAAGTTTCATATTCTTCAAATCAAATGTATGATCCTGATCCGTTAAC